TCTGCAAGCTTCTTGAAATGATTCTGTATCATCAGGAAAATGTATTCCGTCAGACGTTTGTAGAAGTTACAGGACTGAAGGCGCCTAAGCCTCCGACTGAGCAGACCCAAGAAGCGATTGCTCGGTACGAAAACCGAATAGCGAAGTTCGAGCAGGATGTCGATCGAAAGATTGCTGAGGCGCTTGAAAATAACAAGATCCCGCGTGGTGTGTACGGATTACCTCCAGACGGTGATCGCACAGTTTCGTATAGATTCCAAGGTGATGTCTACGAAGATACAGCGTATGACATTAACCAAAAGTCTATTGTTGTTCGGAACTTACAAGAACTTGGTGTTGACAGCGTGGAAGCACTCAAATTCTTGTTCCCAGATAAGACCGATTCTGAGCGGGCGGAAATGCTTAAAGGCTTTCCATTCAGAATGGTTCAGCAAACTCAGGGCGCATTCAGCCAATTTCTATTATTATTGAATCAGATGTTGCAGACGCCACATCCGCTTGCGCCGAATCAGCCGTTAGCCGCTGACCCTCGGCTCAACTTAACGGCCCTGTTATACAGGACTTTCGACCACCTTGCGCAGGAATTAACCTACTCGGGCAGCTATGAGCCAGCAGATCCCAGCTTCGATCCCGAGCCCGGTATCCCCGGCGGTAGCGGCCCCGCAGGCAGCGCCTTCGGTGGATACGGGTTCAACCAGTTACCCGCAATGGGTAGCAACTACCCAGGGGGCACCTTCGGTAGCTATGCCCCAACAGCCGTTGCCGGGAACACCGGCTATGGCCCCTTCTACCAACAACCAGTTCAGCCAGTCTCCGTCCAGCTACTCCCCGAGCAATCCGTGGGAAGCAGCAATGAGCAGCCTGGAGCGGGTGGTTTCCCAAATCTCCCCGTCCCCCAGCCCGACAGCACAGTATCCCTCGTACCAAACGGTGCCGCAGGGTACAGCACAGTACAATCCGAGTTTACAGGCCCCGGCGCAATATCCGGCGGCCTTGGCTCCGCAGACCTCGTACAACAACGTCTCTACAACCCCGAATTCTTATCCGACTTCTACGGCAGCTCCGCAGCTCAGCGCGGAAACCGCCGCCGTCGTTAATCATTTCGGGATCGAGGCTCCTGGCATCCTGAATCAGTATGCCACCACGCTCGAAGATGCTCTAATTCAACAGCAAGCTGTTCTGGAGCAAACCAGCCAGCGTGCTGCTGCTATGGAGCACATTCTGACTGATGGTGACACTCTGGCGGATTACACCAATCGTTACTTCACTGAAGTGGAGCCGATTGATGTGCAGACTGCTGATGGCTATTACGACGAAAACGGTCAGTTCTGGCCCGCTTCTCAAACCGCAACTCCTCAGCAGTACGATCAGTTTCCCGCTGTTCCCGCTAACGCTTCGGCTGGTGCCCGCTCCGCTGATCCTCAAGTTCAGTGGAATGCCTTCAGCCAAGTGATGAACCAAGCCCCTGATCAGGCGTGGCGTTATCTGTCGCAAATGAGTCCCGATGCTCTGCGCAGCAAGCTCCTGTTCATGGATCAAGGTTGATAGACTAAATCGGACGAAGGAGAAGACTCACCTTAGGGTGGGTCTTTTTTTTATGTAGACTTATCTACAGTGGGTTTAGTTAAGGTGCCTTTTAAGTCAGATAGTCAAAGACGCAAATTTTACGCAATGGCTAAGCGTGGCGAGATTTCGAAAGCCAAAGTAGCTGAGTACGAGAAAGAGACTAAAGGGGATCTTCCCGAGAGAGTGCCTGGGGCTAAGTCTGAGGCGAAGAAAAAAGCTAAGATGTATGGTAGAAGAAAAGCATCTGAAAAAAATGCCTAATCCTCTTGGTCGTCGTCGCGTCGATACAACGCCTGTTGAGGCTAAAGAAGAGATTTCTAAGTTAAAAGAAGAATTAAGTGATCTGCGTAAGCTATATCTTCAGGATATGGCTAATGTGAGCAGCGACATGCGGGCGTTAGTTTCGCAGCTTTCTTCTCAGACTGAAACGCCTCCTGCAGAGGAGCCTGCGGTTGTTGACGCTCCTGTTGAGGTTGCTGACCCCGTAATTGAGTGAGGCTTAAGTGCCCTACTTACCCCTGCCAAACTTCAATCACGACTCTGGACCTAGGCGTATACAGTCAGGCCCAGATCATGAGGGCTATGTAGTTTTATATTCTGGTGTAGAGTCTACTGGGGCCGATGACGGCTTTGCTGTACTCGGCGCTCCGCTTAGTGGAACGTTAGCTCTTGGAGCGTGGGACTATGACTCGAACTGGCGATATGTTCCGTCCACGCTGCCGAGTCAAAGCGGTTCGCTAAATCCGACGCCGTACAACGTCAGCGGTGCATTAGATACATATGATGCTACGCGTATCTATACACGGGATACCGTAGCTGGGGCTCAAGCGGCGAGTGCGATTGGGCCGGAGACTGGAAAGGTCAATCCGCGTGGTGGGGCACTGCAAGCCCGGTCGGATGTCACTCGGCCTGAGACGTATATGTATTTCGGGGGCGCAGCCCCTGATAATCAAGACTATTCACCGTATAACACACCGGATGCAAATAGTGCTGCTGAAGGTAAGACCGGCGGCGGGGTTACTCACAGATCGTTTGAAAGTTCTCTGCTGACGAATGTTTTAGGCAGCCAAGGTACATCCGATCGGTCGCAGTGGCGGTATCACCAGCCGGTGTATTGCAAGACGTATACGGAGACGAGACGATCTGAATCCCCCGGTTTAATGTCCACGCCGCTTCGGTATGTTTATCGAGGTTCGGCTAGTTCGTATAATTACAATTACGGCAGTGAGTTGCTTGCTAATAAAGGCGGGTTTGAGTTATTACCTTATGACGATGAAGTTCTCGGCTGTTCGTTCCCTGTTGGATGTCCTACAAATTCTGGTTCTTCTGACCAGTTGATTGTTGGTGATACTTTATCTGCAGTTGTTTATTGTCCCTTCGTTAAGATAGAATGGTTTAATTCTAATAATACTTTATTAGGGACTGGTTTAACCTATACTGTTACGTCTGCTGATATAGATTATAGAATATATTTTAAAGTTACCTATCCTGACGGATCTACTGACAGCTCGTCTACTAACTGTTTCCCTGCTGTTATTGCAGATTCGTTTAGATATTGGTTTAGATTTGGCTTTAGTTCTACTATCGATAAAACGTTTTTTGGTGTAATTGATACCGATGGGGGGTTGCTATTAACTACATCCTTCAATCAAAGTGGTTTAAACCGTCCTGTTCTGTGTAAAATCTCTAATGATGTATCTAAATTATGGGCTTTTACGTACCTTGCAAACAATTCTCCTTTTGTTACCGTTGTGATAAACGCAGCTGGTTACGGGTATGATGTTTTAGACATTAACAGTTCAAGTGTAGAGTTTATATTATTAGCTTCACACACTTCTGGCGGTCTTCCTATATTTCCTTTTCGTTTTTACAAAGTTACTGTTAATAAATCAACCGGATCTGTTTCTAATACTGTAGCTGTTGACTTTACACCTCCTGGTTCTCCTTCTGCTTCTAACGTTAATATTAGAGATGTTTTTGTTGACAACGATAACAACTATTATTTTGTTGGGTTTTTACCGATAAATAGTGAAACATGGTCTCCTCATATTGTTAAATTTGATTCAAATTTTCAATATCAGTGGAGTTTGCTTTCTCAAGCTGTTAGATATAGAAGCGGGTCTCTGTGCACTTTAAAAACAAACGAAGGACAGTTGTACATTAGCGGTATTGACAACAATCAGATCATAGGTTCCGCGTGGAGAGGAGATTCTTTTTTTGTTTACAGTAATTTCTTTGCTATTAACTTTGACGGAACTGTAGCTACACTTTTTAAAACTAAGTTCAGTACTCCAGACTTCTCTACAGATATTAATCCTTTTTTAGTTAGGTCTGTGTGCAGAGATTTAGAAGGAAATGTATATGGGATTGGAGGTTATGAAGATAGTGTAGCTTTAGGCAGATTTGGCAGTTTTATTGTTTACAAAGATTCTCCTTCTGATATAACTCTTTGGGCTACTGATATTAGAAACACTTTTTACAGTGCAGGCAGACCTACAGTAAATGTAGAAGAACGGCAGTTACTTTATATTGATTCAAAATTAGTTCTTGTTTTGCCGTGGGAGTACGTTATAAGCAGTGTTTCTAGGCATAGACCCGCTATTTGTGTTTTTGATCCTGATACGGGGACGATGTTAAACGCTATTGAAATTCACGCTCCTATTGAATTTGAGGGTTCTATGTGCATTCAACGTATGCCAGAGAACACTAAATTTTTAATTCAAAGTGGAAATGGATTTAGACTTAGATTAGATGTAAACGATTTACCTACTCCTGGTTCTTCCTATCCTATTGAAAGTTCTTCTACTTTTTATACAGTAAGTGGGATCACTCCAAATCAATCTAGCGCTACTTTTTATAAGTTTAATTCATGCTCTCCTCCTGGTTTTCTTTCAAGAAATCTTTCTAGTTACTTTAGTTCCGTTGTTTCTCCTTCTGTTGTCGCTTCGGGAACAACCAATGACCAATTTGGTTACTTCGGTGGACAAGATACACCGTAATGCAACCGAGGTATTTGCGACAGTCACTCTGTATTCCTCCTCTTTTCCAGTTAGATTAACTTTGTAGTTCTTCGGAGGTTGGCGCTTTGTTCGTCGACAATGATTTTCCGAAGCTGCTCGGTGCAGAACTCTATCGTCCTCATCCCGCGTATGTGGTTGAGATGGCGGCAGAGCCCGTGGTTGTTCATGATTTCTGAGCTTGTAGTAAGCTAGGGAACTGCTAGGCGAAATCCTAGCTGACAACTCCGTGAATTGCTGGAAAGCCGGACCCGAGAGGGAGGCTAATCAGCAGCCAAGCCAATCAGAAATGATTGGAAGGTTCAACGACTAACACTGCTCGAATGCTCTCTCGAAGCGACCGCTCCTTTCTTAAAGGGGTTTGTTTAGGTGACGGCTGTTTACGGCTTGTGACGACTTACCCTGGTCTTCACATAAGTCACTCTAAGAAACAGTTTGAGTTTCTCCGCTGGAAAGTTGGAAGACTCAATCGTATCTTTGACATAAAACAACCCATAAAAGACAGGGAAGCTGACTGTCAGACTGGTACATTTGCTGCCTGTCAGTGGTGGTCAAATCAACAGGAGCTACTGCTGCCTATTTATAGGGAACTGTATCCTCAGGGAAAGAAAGTTTTTACGGCTACTTTTTTGAGAGATATAGGTCTAGAAGGTTTAGCTGTCCTTTACATGGACGACGGAAACCTGCATCTTCGCAAGCGTGGTCAGTCCACGCGGACCGGAGAACCTTATATTAGGGAGCGTATTGTAGAGTTAGCTTTATACGTCCCTTATGATGCAGCTTTAGTTGTATCAGACTGGATAGAAAGCCTTACAGGAGCTTCACTTACTCCGCGTTTACCGATGGCTAAGAAGAATCCAAATCTCTGGAATCTTCGAGGAAACGGGCGAAACGCAAGGCAATTCGTAGAGGTTTTAAAACCATACGGGTGTAAAGCTATGAGCTACAAATTCGACCTCCGTTACGACACTCGAACCAATCGAGGAAAGTCAAAATGGAGCGAGGCTGACCGAAGCAAACTTGCTTTAGAAGCCGATAAGGTGACACGAGCGCGGAGCACCCAAACGGATAACGCCGTGGGTGATGATATAGTCTACTCATTACCGTCCTTAAGGTAATGTTACGCAAAGATAAAGAGCTTTGCGGCACTCTAAGTAAGAGTGTAATCGGCTAAACAACCCGGCCAGACTGTGCAGCTGGACAGATACAGATTCTGGGGCAATCCTGGCTCTAAAGAATCTCGTGAGCGCACTGCAGAGCAAACCATTGGTACTGCGAACAGCAGGAACATTGTCAAGGACAAAGTTCTTGTAACTCTTCGTGAGTACACAGGTCCTGCTGATCCTAGCGATCCTACTCAACCTAGCACTTTCAAGATTGCTAGAGAGACCCTGATTACCGCACAGCGTTTACTGCTGGACACTGGTAATCTGACGGCCTTCCATCAATCTATTGGTTCTCTGACTCTGTTAGACGACTATAGAAGATGGCGCGACAGAGTGTTCATTAATGAACTTCTGAAAGCTGTTTCGAAGGGTCAATCTTCTGACACCCAAGGTGGTTACTACTACCCTGGTGATCTTGCAGTTGGTGCTCTTTCGTACGCTAACGCCGAGCAAGCCAAGTTCGACGTTAAGGACGATCTTCTCCGCGTGGTTAAGTCTCTGCGCAAGAGAAACGTCCCGACGTATCAGGATGGTTTCTATCGCTGTGTATGCGATCCGACCTTCCTTATGCACCTGAGACAGAATAGTGACTTCCGTGAAGTTGCTCGCTATCCTGGCAACGGTCAGATCAATCCTCTCATGTCTTCGATGCAGCCTAACGCTGCTATCTACATGGGTCAGGGTTTCGGCCAGGCTACTTTTGTGGCCGGTGAGCCGATCATGCCTACCGGATTTGTGTTCGAAGGCGTTAGATTTTTCGAGAGCACAAACATGCCCTCGCAGAATCAAACTGCCACGATCGCTTCTACTGCCGCTTCGTACGAGACTGCCATCGGCATGTTCTTCGGTCCCCAAAGCGTCGGTGTCGGTATCGGCGGCAACAACGCTCAAGTGTTGTTGAATAATAACGACGACTTCAGCAGATTTATCATGATGATTTGGAGCCTGTACGCAGGTTTCGAACTCCTGAACGCTGATTTCGCCACCATCGCTTATTCCTTCAACGCTTGATAGGAGGTATTAACGATGGCTATCAACCCTAATCAGCTTGCAGTTTCCAAGATTTACCCTGGAAACTACACAAACGTGCTGAAGTACTGGCACGAAGAGAAAACCGTTGTCTACAACAACGAGAACGGTACTCCTCAGACCCTGACCGGCCAGCCTGTTGGCGGTCCTGTCGGCGTGGTTTTCCGCCCCGGTTGGATTGCTCAGCAAGCCGTTGGTTACGTGGACCTGTCCTATCAGGCCCTCGGTTCTGTCAATCAGCTTGAGTACTACACTCAGCCCTACGCTTCTGGCGGCGCTTCGAATAGACCGTTTACTAACGGTACTGTGATCATCCCCTCCCCGGATTATCACAAAGATATTCGTGCTGACATCACCACTGGTATCAAAGTGCCTTCCGGTGCTTATGTGTACCGTGTGGGCCTCCGTGTTGACGGTGGCGACATGGTGAGCAGCGGCGTGGTTCAGGGCTCCTCCTCTCCGCAACTGGGCCTTGGCCCTGGTCTGAGTGTTGGTCTTACGACCACGCCGACCCCTAGCGGTTTCTATGCAACCATCGTTGGTTCGAACAGCCGTATTGCTAACGGTTCGTACGGGTCTTCGAACGCATGGAATGAGGCCAACATGCACCGTGTTACGGCTGAGACTGAGTACGCTCTTGCCACCGTGGGCAACCTCGGCGGTGCGGCTGCTTCCGGTCTGGCTCAGGCCTCGGGTATCTATGATCCCCGTGCTGGCGCCGGTCGTCTCAGAGGTAAGGACAAAGCCCTTGCCATCTGTGAAGTGTGCTGGCTTATTCCCGATGAGCCGCCTAAGCGCGACGATGTTGTGCTGCAACCCGGTGGTATTGTCGAATCCAGCGTCTTTACGTCGATCTCCCCTTCCTGATCGCACTCAGTTTGTGGATTTCAAGCCCCCTCACACGAGGGGGTTTTTTTATGCTTGGCGCTATACTTTACTTAGTCAGTGCTTTCATAATGACAGTCGCCGCCACGCGGGAGTACACCTTCACGCCAAACGGTGTGAAAGTCTCCATTATCAGTACTCATGATGACGGTGAGTACTTTATGGTTAAATCCCTGACAACTGGTAAGGTTTTCTTTGCTCATAAGAACCAGATCGCTGAAAAAGATGTAGAAGTGGAGGAGGGCGAAAAACCCGTTAAGCGCAGGCGTGGTCGGCAAATAGTTCGGCCTGAGGTTCCGGCATTGACTCGGATCAACATCAACTCGGCGACCCCCGAGCTGCTGACCCAGGTTCTTAAAGGTATCGGGATGAAAACCGCTATCGAAATTAAAGAACTTCAGCAGTCTTTGCCTGGTGAGCGTTTCTCAAAACTCGATCAACTGAAGTCAATTTCTAACATTGACTGGGACTCTGTGTTAGAAGGAGATATTGCTTACGTCGAGTGAAAATTTAAATAGCTGTCTAGAATAGGGGCACAAGTGTTCGAGCCCCGTGGCGCAACTCTTAGCTGAAGAACTTGCGCAGATTGAACGCTACTTGCGCGAGCAAGGCGTCATCTTTGACGGCAGTTTTACAGACTCGGCCCGTTTAGACACTGTATATGCTGCGGTTAACTCCCTGTTTCGGGGAACACCGCAGCTAAAGGTTTCTGCGCTTGATGACTACAATTTTGAGCGCGTTTGTTATCACTTAAATTACAATATCTCTGCTGTAAGCCCTGCTGATTATGCTCGGCTTATAGAAGCTTGTAACAATATACCTAGTGACTTTTATTACTCTAAAACTATAAATCAGATACAGCGCTGCGAGACCGCTGAGATTTACACAGAGTTGGCGTCCAACCGGGCCGCAAGCCAACAGGAAATTATCTTGGGCCAAGGTGATGAGGTGCTAAATCGTACGATTACGATTCAGGACAACCGCAAGATCATGCGGACGTGGAGGGAAAACTACCTGTACGAGTGCGACAGGTTGTCCGCGATCTTGCACGTTGTAAACTATAAAGATCCAGTTATCGCTGAATCACGTTTCATTGCCACGGAGGGTGATTTCATTCAAAGTCTTCCGGGGCCTGTTGATCCTGCCCGGTTTGACGATCTGTACTTTTTCAACTCCTGGCGTTGAGTAGACTTAGTTAAAAGGAGAGACCGTGGCTGACTTAACGGTTCAACAACTAGAGCAGATCTACAGCTATCTAGCTCAACAGGGGGTCGTAACTCAGCCTACGACTACCGATAGGACTAAGCGCGAGATTGTATATGCTGCGTTAAACCAGATTGGCCGAAATCCCGGTCAGGTATTTGGTTATAAATTAGACGATTTTAACTTCAGTCGGGTTACGTATCACCTTGGGTATAACGTGGCGACAGTTCCTGCTGGTGACTACGCTCGTCTTGAGTTGGCTTGCACGAGCATCCCAAGCCAGTACTATTTTGACAAGATCGTTCAGCAAATCGAACGCTGCGAAGAGGCTGAGCGTATTTCCGAGCTTGCTGGGGGGCGCGGCACCAGTCGCCAGGAAATTATTCTGGGTGACGTGAGCCGTACAATTAGCGTTCAGGATAAACAGGAGACTGCAAAAATCTGGAGAGAAAACTATATCTTTGAGACTGATCGTTTAGCTCAAATGTTGTATGTAGCTAACTACAAGAATCCGATGGTGAATCGCTATCGGTTTGAACGTAGCGGTGCATCTTATGTTCAGGCTTTACCTGGCGCTCCTACGATGTCTCGTGCAGATAGAATTTATTTTGCAACTAATTGGCGATAGAAGCTAATATGGTCTTAGGTCTGGTCTTGTAGATGTCTGTCTTAAGAAACCTACTGAAAGCGGCTCAACAGGCTGGTCCTGGTGCTGTTGAAGCTCTGAAGCAACAGATTCGCGCTGGCGGTGTTCAAGGCCAACAACTTTTAGACGCAGCCAGATCAGTTGGCGTTACTCTGCAGCAGAGTGGGAATCCTGCAGGTAAAGCAATCTTGGATGTAGTTGCCCCGCGTGGCACTGCTCAGCGTGTTTATACACAAGCCCAAGAACCTGTTACTAGAGCTTTAGCTAGTCAAGAAGCTAGTCGGAGGGCTCGCCAGGCGGCTCAACTCGGTACTCCGGCTCCCCGCCCGCGCGGTTGGGGTTCTGGTCAACCTCGCCCGCAAGCTCCCGCGCCTGCTCCGGCTCGTACTCAGGCACCCTCGCGACCTGCACCCGCACCCGAGAACTGGGGACAAGGCCCTCTGCGCGGGCAAGTAGATATGTACGGTGTAAGAGCACCGGGCGTGCCGGAGCCTTTTATGCCTCCCGGTTCGTCTGCATTTCAACCGAATCTTCCGAATCCTCGTGGCCCTCGCGGTCAGTTTCAGTCGATTTATGGTGAGCCGAGTGCCGTTATTCAAGGTCGGCAAAGGATGGCTGTCCCGGTTGATCCGGGTGTGACTCGCGGCCCCGCTGTCAGTCCTGGTCAGATCGCAATCGATTCCCTCGGGTATAACGCTCCCACGGGGCCTTTGGGTAGACAACTTCTTGCTGAAGATCCCGAAACGTACAAGTCTATTTCCGATATGGCGCTCGAAGCGTCGCGGAACTACGGGCGCACTGTAACGGCAGAGGATTTGCTTGGCGCCCAAACTATGCCTTCTAGATTACTCGGTGAGTATTCTAGTAGTGGTGGCGGCCTGGTGCCTACTATGGGTCGCATCGGAGCGCGTCGGCAGATTCCCGCCAGCACCCAAGCGCCTGGTGTTCGGATTGGTAACTCCAGTCAACCTTGGGGCGAAATGCCTGTGCGCCCTGCACGCGTGGTCGATCTTGGTTCCACCGGCAGGTTGACTGAAGGTGCCCCTGCTGTTGCTCAGGCTGTTGATGAGGTAACACCCGCTCAAGCGGAGGCGGTTCAAGCCGTCATCCGTAACGCTGTCGGCGGTACGCGCAAAACCGATCTCAGTAATCTGTATAAGATTCTGGGTGGTGTTGCAGCAGCTGGTGCTGGTGGCGCTGTTCTTGCACCGATTGCTTACAACATGTTTGGCGGCGGTGGAGCTAGCGATGCAGGTGTACCTCCGCTGGCACCTGACCTCGGTGCTCCCGGTGCCTATGAGGTTCCTGCTGACACCGATCAGTCTGTGCCGCCTGTTGCTGCGGATTATTATCGAGCGCCTGGCGCTGCTGTTGGGTCTGCCACGGGGGGTGTGCCTGGTCAAACTGCACCAGCCGTTATTCGCACGAGCGATGCTGCTAGCAATCAAAGGCAAGCAGCAGCTAATGCTTTAGCTGCCGCCGCTGCAATGCAACCTAGCGCTCCTGCATCCTACGGAAACATCGGAGCATACTATAAAGCTCGTGGCGCTTACGCGGCTCAACCCGGCGTGGTCGGCAACTTAGTTGAGCAGCTTATTCAAGTCGATCCTCGTTTCGATCGGCCCGATATGCAAGCTTGGGCTACAGCTAATCCCGGTCTGGCGTACGAGCTTCTGCAAAACCAGCAGATGCCGAACATTCAACAACCTGAAATTACGACTGAGTTGGGCTCAAATACGAGTAATAACGCAATCGGTAATTCGCAGGAAGCTGCCAGAGTTGCAGTTGAAGGCGCGGATCCGGCTCTGATGGACGCCACGCGGCCTCGTATGGCTGTATCTCTGCAGCCTTATTTCTATAATCGGCCTGGGTTTGCTGGGAGGATTTGATCATGGAGTTTAACTTCTCCGAGTCTGGTTCTTACAATCTTCCGAGCTGGCAGGAGTCTTTTTCAGCTCCTTCCGTGGTCCCTGCGAGCGATTCTTCGTCCTACGATTTTTCTGTCCCCCCTTTTAACGCTTACAATTACGCTCAGTCGTATCAAACTCAGCCTGCTTCATCCAATTGGATGGACTACCTCAAAGCGGGAGGGCTTGCGTTAAGTGCAGCGGGTGACGCAATCCGAGCTTTTCGTGGTGAGCCCACGCCTCCTGGGGGCAGTCCTTTTCAGCAGTACCTTGCTCAAGAAGAGCAAAAAGAAGCTGACAAACGGTTAGCTGAGTTACTGAAGGATGCTATGGGAGCGTCTTCTACTGAAGCAATTACGGGTGTACTTGATCCTGCTGCGGAGCGTCGCGAACGTAAAACTGTGTTTGGACAATTACCTTCTCTTGCCGGTATTGGTTCGAGTACGGGTACTCGGATGGCCGGTAGTTTCCTTAGCTGAGTTTTGCTTGTACCGCTAGAATAAGCGAAGGTTTCGGAGGCCCCTGTCAAACACTGTAGACAGGGTGTTCAGTCAAATATCCAGCACTAGCACAAACAAAGCTCCCGCGCTGATCGATCGCCCTTTTCTCCGGGGCGCCAAGATCAATAACAGCACTCAGACGTGCGATCCGACAAACCCGAACCTAACTGACCTGATTCAGTTAGTCCGCGTGGGCGATCTTCCGTCTGAAGACGCTGCGCTGGTTGAAGACATCACCATCATTTCAAATGAGGATTACCCAGACAATTCTGGGCGACGCACCTGCGACATAGGATTATATGTATACGCTCCAAACCAATCTGCGCCTTCTACTTCGGCTGCCATGATGATTGGGCGGTTTGAAGTGGGTCTCAGTGGCTCTACTTTTGGGTATCCCCTTCCGATTCAACTGTTTGGAATCAACGCTCCTGTGCCGCAGGTCGGCGATACCAGCATCGTCGCTCCGATTCAGTTAGGTAAAGGCGAAGGACTTTACTTAGAGAAAGGCTACATCCTGTGTGTCGGCTATTTGGGTAACGGTCCCGCCGCTGTGTCTGGTGGTCTGAGTCCCTCGGGTATCACAATCTGGAGCCAGGGCGGGTTCTATTAAGCCGTGGCCAAACGCTCCGCTGGGGATAACTTTAACCCCAAGCGTTATGAGGGCGCAAAACGCATAGAAAAGAACGGCCATTTTCATGGGGCTGACTCCTCTTTTCAGCTTTCGCGCCCGATGCCTTTTAAACAAAGGTTTCGCCCGGCTGTAGGTACAAAAGACTTCAGCATTCTTAGTGACTACGATTACGCGTCACTTTGGAGCCGATGGCGCCGTGGCTATGAACTGTCAATGTACACCCAGCAGGTGTACCAAGCGTATGAAAATAGCTACAAGTACTACTACACTAATGTGATTGGGATAGGGCCTTACATACCTGGCCTTATGTTTATGTACCCCAATACGCGCAATGACGAGCGTATATGGTCGGTGTTTATTCAACCTCAGGGATCGTTTAATTTCAAAGATTTCGGGTTAGCTGTTTCTTCTGTTACTGACTACACAGACACAATATATGCTGTTCAGTTTTCAAATTCTTTTGGTTTACCTGTGTCTTCTTTTAAAGGAGAAGTTATAGCTAACAGGATTGACTCCAGCGGCAACCAACGTAAGTTCGGTTTTGGAAACTATACAGTTGTTGGGGTTGGTCTTAACGGTGTCTTAGACAATAATGTAAATTATTCGTCATTGTATAACACTTTATTCTTGAGTCATGACGAAGCAACGAGTTGGCAAGTAGTTGACGCTAATACTCTGCAAGTGCCTGCGGCTGGTCCTCCCAGCGTGGGAGATTTTTTCACCACGGAACTCAAAGCGCAGTGTAACTGTCCTGATTTTTTAAATAGAGAAACTGTCAATCTGTATGAAATTAGCCTCAAAAAGAGATACCCGTACACAGGTGTCCTGAACATGAAGCCTGGTTTCTATGACGCAGGGTCTCAAAGCCAGGGAGATAGAGTTTTAAGGTCTATAGACGATCCAGGTTGGGCTCGTAGTTTTGGCTTTATCTATTTAAACGAGATATACAATATTCCTAATTATACTCAAGAGACATACTCAGATCCTAATTTGTATTATTTTCAGCCCAAATGGTGTAAACATATTTATGCTGCTATGTGGGATTTGCAACGTAAATTTAATCAGGGTGATGTAGTAGCTCAATGGCTGCCTCAGCCTAACGACGAGCCTACGCACCCTGCTTATCGAGAGATGTTCGACAGGGATCTCGATAAACAAATGAACTTCTTTAAGCGCGAGCGCGATTACAGATGGTGGCTTCGGTACGGTCCAACAAGATCTGAGTTGCCTACTCGTGTTTTAAATCCTGATACGTATAATGTATTTTCTAAATTAACTAACGCTGGAACATTAGACAGTCCTACGATTATCTTGGCTTCTGGGCTTACTTTTTTTGACACTAACTCATATACTCCTTTTGTACCTCCTTCCGGTTTAGACGTTTATGATGGCGGAACTTACGCTAGCGGTATCCGTCTGCCTCACGCCCCCGTGGCTACTCTTGATGGAGGGCAGTATGCCAGCGGTATCTTAATTTCTGCTATTGCGTTTCCTATTAACGGAGGTATCTATACATGACTTCAACTCCTGTAACTATTCTTGTTCTACGGTCTAACTTAAATTCAGATAGACCTAGCGGCACTATTCTCCAGTTTGGAGAAATGGCCTTGTGCGCTGGGTCAGGTGATCCTGGGTTCTATTTTCTTGACACTAATAACGATGTTCGTAAGATCGGTCCTGCGGGGTATGGAACGACAGCTCCTAACGCTATTTACATAGGTGCTTCAGGGAACTCAGTCGGTGAAGCGTGGACTGATTCAAATGTACATAACTATTACAAAGTCTGGAATGGTGTTAACTGGATTAAAGTAAGTGCTGGGTTTTCGGATACAGCTACGTTAGCTTCTGGGGCTGTACTAGCGTCTGGGGCTATTACTAGCGAAACAGCTACACTCGCATCGGGAGCTATTTTAGCTTCTGGTGCTGTCTCTTCCACTTCAAGCACTACTGCTATTCTGGCTTCAGGTGCTGTTCTAGCATCCGGCGCAGTGTTTAGCGAAACAGCATCACTAGCTTCAGGTGCTATTTTGGCGTCTGGTTCTATTTTTAGTGATACAGCAACACTTGCATCCGGCGCTGTTTATGCCTCTGGTGCCAGTTCAATTGCCACGGTGATCGCAAGCGGACTGCCTGATCCGGTGACGATTGAATCCGGCGTGGCTTACTTGCAGCTCGAAAGTTCGGGCACGTATCCGTCTGGTTTGTACATACGTGCCGGGAGTGACTGGTACTTTATCTAACCGCGCAGAGTTGCTTTAAGCATCCACGAGGACTTAAAGCAGAAGTTGACGGTGTTAGCCAATAGATTCTCGGCATCAGGTGCTTCTACTTCCCGAGCAACTTCGATAATTTCCTTAGCCATCATTCCGCACTGCTCAAGGTTACGGAGGTATACCGTAGACATATCGCGAGCGTCGTTCGATTTAACGTGAATGAATTTAGGGCAAGCGTTGCTTAGTCCCCGCTCGCACATAGGCATCAGATAATCCATAGATCGGATTAACTCTGCTATGGTGTCAAACTCTTCAACGAGTTGCGTGTATTGTTCTTTAAAGAACGCGTGCAACGGAAAAAATAAAGGCCCCTCAATGTTTAAGTGAATTAAATGCGACTGCATGTACAACTTATCTAGAAGAGAGCACAGGGACACCATTTGGTTTATAAGATCGCCAAGCGATGCCCCCGTGGTTTCTTCCGCCTCCGGCATGTTCTCTTCGCTCATATCCGTATCCATTTGATTAGGAGTGATTTGTTGCTGGGAGAACATACCAGAGAGCGTCATAGGATCAGGCTGCGCAAACAGCAGGCTCAGTTTCGGTTACGGTTTCTTCAACTTTAGCGTTGGTGGTTCCTTCGAGATACTCTTCGAGAGCAGACTTTTTGACCCGATACAGGGCCTTTGCACCGTTGGGTTGGAGGTTCACATAGACGGTTTTAGGCCAACCGCCGGGCTGATTGCCTTCGGAGAGCGCAATACGCTTCCGCACAAACCCACTGCTGCAGTTAAGCAGTTCAGCGGTTTCGGCGATCGTGAGCAGAGTTTTGCTGTCAGTCATGTAGAGCGCTTAGGGGAACGCAACTGGAATATATTACCCTGAAACACGCCTATGGCAACTGACTTTTGTTGTTTAATAATTTTTTAATTTTTATGAAGGGGGCTCAGACTTCTCCTAGCTCTACTGTGTTTGCCTTTAAGCCCTAATTGATTTTTAAGCTTTGCCACGGTAGAGGTAGATACGTTGAGTGTTGAAACTATTTCGTTTACATAGTATCCTTGCTGCAACATATCTACAATTTTATCGTTTTTGTGCTCTCTTCTCCTTGCGTACGTTTCTTTGATTTTTGTTATTGTTTGGATTGATCGTTTTTTCCCTAGATGTGCTCGTACGGGATTATTTAATTTAGCTTGTCTTAATTTTTCTTTATGTTCTTTAGTGAGTTTTCTATCTTTAGCTTTTTGGCTTATCTTTTCTCTAACTTCTTTTCTCTTCGCTGGGTTTAAGTATCCCACTAAACCTCCTCTTCCTCCGGCTGCTATGTTAAATTGTGGTTTAAACTCTGCTATCCACTTTACTTCTGCTTCGTCAATACTTTCTTCAGTAACAAACTCTAGTACACCTTTTATTCCAACTTTTTTAATTTTATTAGGAATAACACCTCCTGTGTAGTAATTAAATCTAGTTCCTGTACTTTTACCTACGTATTTAATTACTCCTTCATACGATATAGCGTATATGTGCGGCACAGCGAATGTATTATTAAAGTCGTAAGGAGATTTCCATTTATACTTGAACTGGCTAGGGTCTGGGAGTGAGCTTATGTCCATTAGAATTGCTGGAGAAGTTTTCAAAAATTTTAACGTTCCCAAACGGGATGTCCAGGGCGGCAAGGAATTTGCCGTGGCGGCTAAAGATGGTGACACGGTTCGCTTAGTTAGATTCGGCGATCCGAATATGAAGAATCGCAGCGATGATCCCGATCGTCGTAAAGCGTTCCGCAGCCGTCATAGCTGCGACGAGCCTAAGAGCAAGCTGTCTCCGGGGTACTGGTCTTGTAAAGCTTGGTAACACTGTGCGTTCTGTGCATTTTAAATTTCTTTGAACGGTGCCGCTAGACTGAATCGAGACACCGATTCGCTATGGGCGCTTCCGGTCACGACCACACCCTTTCATGTAACTTGCAGCTTGAGGATGAGTTTGTGTTAACTCAGATTCGAGCGAAAGCCAAGTCTCTAACCAATCAAAAAGATAGAGATCAGTTCTTTTGGTCTACTGTTTACAGATTTGTGTGTCGTGAACGAGCTTATAAAACAGTAATGAGTGACATGGGTATATGTATAGATACTAATGTGAAAATAATCGAGGATGACGCTGCTGAAAGTAAATAGTCGTTTGATCTAGAATATCCGTATTCAGCTAAAGCTGCGGATTTTACCTTCGGCGTAAGTCATGTCGGATAGAGCTTTTCTCGAACAGTTTCGTCTGACGCCCGAAGGGCAGAAACTGTTGGCTGTTCTTCGGTACGCAGAGGGAACAGCTAAAGCTGCAAATCCGTACGGAACTCTTTTTGGCGGCGGTCAATTTTCCGATCTGAGTCGACATCCCGATCGTGTCATCCGCACCCGTGGTTTTGAGCGCGGTAGTTCTGCCGCTGGGGCGTATCAATTTTTAACGCCGACTTGGAATCAGCAAGCGCAGAAACTTGGCCTTAGAGATTTTGGTCCGGTTAATCAAGATATTGCTGCTTTAGATCTAGCTCGTAATCGTCTACGCGATCTAGGAGGTTTAGCGTATATACAACAACGAGGTTTAACTAGAGAAGCTTTAGCAGCGATGGCTCCAGAGTGGGCTTCTTTGCCTACTATGGCAGGTCGTAGTTACTACGGCCAACCTGTAAAGAGTGCGGCTGAGCTGCAAAACGTTTATCAACAGTACACACCGAAACCTTCTGCTCAGCGACCTTCAGCTAGACCTACTTCGGCTCCGCGTTCAGCACAGGCAGCTCCAGCTTCTCAGCCTCGCTCAACTCCACCGCAGAGACCCGCGCCTGACTACTTCCAGCAAATCATGCGTGGGATTCAAGGTGTGTTTGGAGCGACTGGTCAACCACGTAGTTCTGCAGCGGATAACTACTTCGACGCTGCTATGCAAGCTGACGCCATGGGTGAGTCGGACACCGCTATGGCGTTATACACAAAAGCTCTAGAAGCTGACGCTATTCCCGCTTCTCGGGGTGCTAATGAGTTAGATACATTGGGCAGTATTGTTCCTGGGATTATTTCGGAGTACATAACTGCTGCAATGACTCCGGCCCCTGCTCAGGCTGCTGTCGCTGAGACTCAAGCGCAGCCTGCAGCTACACAGCCAGCTATGGCTACAACTCCTGCCGGTAGAGCTTTAGCTGTAGGGAGAGTTGTTGATCCCAGTCAAGATGTTTTTCCGTCCACGGGGGCTCATTTAGATGTGCGTGTTGTCAAAGACGGGCAGTATGTAAACCCTGAGTTTGCTAGATCTGTTCTTAAAAATCTGTATGTAGGAGGCAAGCCTTTGTACACACAGCAGGGTGAGAATTGGAATGTTTCTTACCCGATTACTTCGAGGTTCGGTCCACGCAGCGCTCCAGCTCCGGGGGCTTCTACGTATCACCGAGGCATTGATCTAGGTGTTGACGCTGGTACACCGCTGGAGTGGCGTGGTGGAGGCAGTTTTAAGCCTGAACGAGGGTATGGCGTCATTGAAACAACAGATGCTCAAGGAAGACCATATACAATTAAATTGCTTCATACCACATCGAGTTGACGGAACTCTAGTAAACCTCTGTCTATCCATATTGTTTTTGCTAGAGTTAGTTCAGCTTCGACCGTAGGTTCGCTGTGGGAAAATCCCCTGAAAGAGAGTTTCAAATCGCGGCTAATAGAACAATAAACGAAACTCTTGCAAGACAAGCTGAGCAAACTGCGAGTTTAACTGAACAACAGCGTGAATTTATAGGTCCAGGGTACGGTAATTATAAAAAAGTACTGAAGAAGATAGGTGGTGCTTCTGGCACACCCTTTCCTCAGTATGTCGATAGATCCCGCAGAGAATTTTTTGACACTGCCGCTCGCTTAACAGAAGAAGGACAAAGAGGTTTAGAAAGATTTCAACCAGATTTAATAACCTCTAGAAGCACTGACTTAACTTCAAAGTATCTGGCTGCTTTAGGCCAAAAGTTTGCGAATGAGATTGAAGGAGTTGCTACACGCGCTGGTAGCAGATTAGATCGTTTGCCGGGCGAGGCTCAGAAAGCCTTCAGCGCTTCCGCACAAAATCCTGCGTTTGAAAACCTCGCAAACGTTGCTTATGTAAACTTCGCAAAAGAACCTCCTACTATTCAAAATGACGCTATGAAAATGTACAGAAATATGTGGACGTACAATGTCTGATGCAATAAAAAGCTCTAGGCACGAACGTCGGATTGCTTTCCACTCGTTTGCACCTGAAGCTAAGCATGATTATAAGTTCAGTAGACGTTTAGATGTTCGTCTTGCTGGGCAGGTCTGGAGCGAAAGTCCAGCCGAACGGAATCGTCGTTTAGCTAAAGAAAGGATACGAGAGCGTTCAAAGACAAATCCTTTTTGGTTTGAGGCGACGGACGTGGCTGGTCCCGATGAAAACTACGGAACTAGAGAGTTCATTACATATAAACCCGTCCCAAATTACTGAAAGTTTCTTTAAATTCATACATACGTTTTTCTGTATTATAAAACGCGGGTACGTATAATATAAACCCATGACACTTAACTGACTGCAATTTCGGGAGTCCGTTTTCTTCACATATTAATCTAGGTCTTTCTTTTAGCACACAAATTGGCAAGTCTATGCCAAGTTTTTGTGTTGTGATTAAAGCTACTTCTGTCGACGTTAAAAATATAATAGCTTCGTCATATTCCTGTTTATTATATTTACGTAGTGCTAACTCTAGCCACACGCGTTGCGCCGACTTTTTGAATCGAGTTTTTTTAACAAAAAGTCTTGTGTCTTTCGGTTGATCGCTGTGCTCTAGAAAATCCCTTGGAGGATATAAATAAACTGTTTTAGCTCGCCATTCTTGTGTTAGCCCGTTTTCTAAGAATGTAAAGTAACGAGCTGCGTCAACAATCGTATTAGCTAAGTCACTTGACGCTGGGTCTAAGTCTATAGATCCGCTAAAAAACGCCGTGGCGGTTCCGATTACGTCAGGAGGTGATACGTAGTCACAGACCTTGGGCAGCTTCTTCGGCTTGTTGGTCGATTCGCTGGCTGATTTCATCTAAATCCAACAAATGAATGCTCATGCCATCGCTATCTACCATTACGACTACTGGTGTTGTGTTGTCTGAGTTTTTTTCAATAACATTGAGTGTTTTTTGCAGAAACTCTTTTGTATCGGTATCCATTAACTCTTCAGCTAATATAATGTCATTATAGATTTCTTTAGTCGTCATATACAAAGAATTTAAAGGAGACATTGTGTTGAAAAACAGTGCTCCTAATCCTGATGCAGTTCTAAACTCGTTATACAATGTAGTCATATCACCCAAAATAACTTTGAGTGCGTTCTTTGCGATTCGATTTTGCACCTCTGACTTGCTAAACAGCTTGTTTCCAAGTGCTTTAATGTTGTCGTTGGTCATGTTGTTAACCGTAGTTAGTGAAAGAATTCCAAGCATCAGCTAAAACACGATTTAAGTTAAACCTGTAGTTAGCTGTGTTCTTCTCGTCTGGCGTCAGTTTACAGTAGTGTCTACGTTCAACCAGCCCAGACGATCCGTTGGAAACAATACCTTGAAATATCAGTTTATCGATGGATGCTGAGCTGACGCCAAGCGAAGTAGCGACTGTCTTTTTGTCGACCAAGACAGTCGTGGGCGCATCCTCAGTGCCAGAAGCGAGGATCTTTAAAGACAAGTCAATGCTTTTAAGAACCTCTAGATACTCTTTGTTGATTTCCATAATGTGAAGGGGCCGCCGATCCACCTAGTACTAGGCAGATCAGATCGCTTGCGTCGGACAGGAAAGGACGAAAACTGTCCGAGCCCCATAGTAACCGCACTCCGGTCCTTCTTACGGAATACGGTCGCTTTATTTTAGGTCTGTTTAAGCCACGCTGCACCTGACGCGCATTTAGCCCGCAACGTAGGTTCGTAACTAGACCTGTAGTGGGCGGGGTTTATACAGTTGCTAGTATTGCATAGTTTTTTTAATGGCTCGTTATTTACGTCTGCTTTATAAAACGCGTAATATAGATTCTCTATTTTGATGTATTCTCCAAAAATCTTTAAGCGTGTGTAAGACGTAGGCCAACAGTCAGCTAGATCTCTGTTCTGCAAAGTCAACTGCGAAAAAAGAGCCCGTAGATCGGGCTCTAGATCGCGTACGTCTGGTTGGCGTGGCTCTAAATGAATTTGTTTAAGACACTCCTGGCAGACTTTTTCGGTTTTCTTGTGGTTTTTGTTTCGTATGCACTTCATAGCATCGCTTCAAGTCTCGGCACAAAGTCCACAGGATCATCAATCAACAGTTGAATAAGTGTATTCAACCGATCGTTAAGTCTTTCTTCTGACTCTTCTCGCTCATTCAGCAGCAGCCAGTATGTGTAAGCGTTTAAAAGATACAGATGAGTTTGCCGTGCTCTTAACGCTTGCGTTTTCCATTTCTCAAAATCAAAGTTTGATTGATGGCGGCTGTTGCCTGTCTTCAGTTCCAGCTCACGAATCTGAATCTGTAACTCAATGTCCTCGATGGTGTATTTCAGCGAGGAGATTTTGGCTCTGCACTCAGACAGATTGTTTGGTTGTTCGTTGTCTGTGTAAATCCAAGCGGGCAGATTTTCGATGACATAGCGTTTGTCCCACAAGCAGGACTTCGCGTCAGCGTGGACTGTAAAAGAGTTAGTCATAGACCAAGTACAGTGTTAATCAGATCATTAAACGTGCCGTTAATTACGTACAGCACATGACTCTCAAAGTTAACTTTGATGATTAGTTCGAGTGCGGTGAGTTGCCGCAACGCTCTTTGGAGTCGGTCTTTAGGAATATAGTATTCTTTTTGGATCTCAGACGTTGAGAGCGGCTGATTGAAGCTTAACAACCGCAGTAACTCGTGGTGACGGCGGATTGCTGCCAGTCTTTGCGGATTAGTTGAATAGTTCTGAGGGAGATTTTCTTTTGATACTTTTTCTGTAGAAGTTCTACGATCGTTCTGGTTGTGATTTGAAGCT